TACCGACACCCTCACTTCTCACCCCCTTATCCTAAGAGTGTTACCACTCAGGGGCGATGAGCCTTCTAGCGCTGCTTTCCCAAACAAGACGACCCCTTAGGGTCCCGGAACATCCTCAGACCTCCTCCGACAGTCGGGGTAGTGCCTTCAGCACATCCCCTCCATGGCGGTGGATTCGACCTAAGTCGCAGTAGTCGCTTCGATCATAGCGGCTAGGTGACGACATTCGGTCTAGGCCGACCAGTGAGTTCGTCTCGTACTCGACATGAGCACGATCGAAGCGTAACGGTTGCATCACCAACTCTGGCGGGGCGTTAGCGAGGGGATAGAGATCTCCGAAGCCGGACGTCAGTCGTTGTTGCTCGTAATGCAAGAGCTCGTCCTTGAACGCTGTACAAACGTTCAAGGCGGGCTTCACCCACCGTTTCCACTGTTCAGCCAGTCTCCGGTTATCAGCGTGTCCTTCAGAACCGTGAAACGCCAACTCGAGATCCGCGTATGGCGTCGTACCGTAGTCCAGTCGTAGGGGCATGCCCAGGAGGAACTGCATCATTTCCCTCCCCCCAAGCTGAGCGTGCTTTCTGCCTGGAAGCACCAGCTCGTTGTCGTTCCAACCGTACTTCTCGAGCTCCATCTTCGGTGTCTTTCGATGAACAACGACGCGCGGTATCATCTTCCTTGCTTGCGCAAGGGCGGTGGACAGCACGCCTTTGGTTGTCTTAGGCACAGGTCTGGAGCCCCAGATTTTCGGGCTGGAAATACAATAAGCTGCGATTATACGGGCCTCCAACTCGAACGGGCGGGCGCGCACTGACGCCTCTGCAGACTCGTTCGGTATGCCCAACCCCCCTAGCTCCTGAGGGGTCCACCAGCTCATCTGCTTCGGCGCAAGGTCGAGGATCGGCTTATGCTCGGAGATACCAATCTCAACGAGCCGCTCCCTGATCGGACCCTTTACCCCGCGCAGAGCTGCCTCAAGGTTAGGCCCGACCTCGTAGAAGCTGATTTTGGACTTCTGTCCAGCGTCAGGTCCCTTCGAGATCGTTCCCTTCAATAAGGCCTGGTTGATATAACCTTGATACTCCCATCGTCCGTTGACGATCTTCCGAATCTCTGAGTTCATCACACAGAGGGTATCGGAGATGTAGTTCTTCCCAACGGACTTCTTCAAACCAATCGCAGCCGTGAGGCGACTCCAATCTTCATACTGCACGTCGGTGCACGGGAACACGCAATCGTCTCCGTTGACACGGAGGGGTACGGTCAAACACTTACCGTTCTCC